TAGAACTTTACTTGTTCTTGGAAAAGAAACAATCAATATCAAAGACACATCAGAAAAATACGTTAAGAATAATTTAGATCTACATTCAGGAAAACAATTCTTAACAAGCGGCGCTGGCGAATGGTCAGCGTCAAGTCAAGTTATTACAATTCAAGGAACTGAAGCTTCACTACTTGGTGAAACAGGAATTGTTGGTGGTATGCATATGCACCATTTTGGAAATGTATTTTATGGATACCACGATGGAACTGGTGGTACATTACAAAGTCCAGAGGCAAAGGGTACTCGATTCTTTGGATGTGTGGTTGGTCAAGCTGAAGAAGCTATTTGGAGTAAGCGAGCCCTGAAAGCAGAAATAGCAACTCAAGCAACATTTGCAGCTACTGCAGGGGAAGCAGCTCTTGGTACGCCAAGACCAGCGACAGGACAACCGCATATATTTAAATATCAGTTTAATAACCTGTTTCCAGAGAAAACTCCTGTTCCAATTTCTGTTCCGACATTGTCCGCAACAACTGGTTTTTATGGAATTAAAAATATATTAATTGATGATAATGGCGAAGTAACAAATGCAATTAAGAAACTTGGTCAATATGGAAACATTATTGATAAGAAACCAACTATAGCTGAAGTACGATCAAGAATGAGACACGCATCAAGTAATTCAACATTTACGAGTAAGTGTCAACAAGATGGAACATTAAGTACTGAATTCAGATTAAAAGCTCCTCCAACTGATAGATTTAACATTGGAAGAGTTGCAAGCAAAGCGCCATCATCAAGATTTGGTTATACTCCACTCGGAAATAATGCATTAGAAAATAGAAGTAAGAGGTTTAAGTTATGATATTAGTTGATCCAAGATATAATCCAGATTTACAAAGTGGAATTTCGAGTGCTACTCACTTAGCTCCAGGCGTTACTATTGCTAAATTTTTAGGAGCTCCAGGAAATCCATGCGTTATTGATGATTTATTGGATGATGAAAAACTTACAATAGCTCGACAGTTATATTTACACGCTGAAGCAATGAGAATGATTAATGAAAATATGGAAGAATTTAAAGATGTAACTTTAAACGTATTGGAAGGTGTATATCGTGAATCTCGATTTTATTCAGAATCTCTTACTAGAATATCTAAAGAGAAAGTAACGGGAAGGACAATTATATATGAAGTGACAGGAAAAGATGGATTGTCTGATCCTGAAAAGTCATTTGATGTTGCTGAATATTGGAAAGATTATTTACAATTTGATGAAGTTTCTTTAGATTATGATCTTTATAATCCAAGTGGAAAACTTCACGCGTGCATTATTTTAACTATGCCATCTATAAATCAAAGATGGGATCCAAAGTTTGAAAAGAGAGTCAATACATATTTTAATGGAACTTTGTATAAAAGAAATGAATTAGTAGAGCTTATTCCAGTAGATAGTGAATCTGCTGAATCTGTTGCTCCGACAAGTAATAGCGTTTCAGATAATATTGTTTCTAAAACGATATCAACTGTTTACCGTTTTTTAAAATCCCGCCTATATTAGGCTCAATGAACTTTCGTTGCTTAAAATGGATATAAATAGTTAAATGGCACAGAAAACATTTTCAGTTGAAGATCAAAATCTTAATACGACTACTAGTCTTGCGGTTAGTCGTATTAAGCCGTATTCTGATATTGATATGACGTTTTCAACGAAGCAAAATCAAGTATCTAATCATTTTATATTTCAATTTGATAGTGCTAGACTTGAAGAAGGTGATCCAGCTAGAAGAACTTTATCTGGTACAGATTTAAATGGAAATAGTTTAGAATATTACAGACCAACTTTAAGAGTAGTTTTTAAAGGAACAGACTATACTATAGTTGATAGTGACGGTTATTTTGAAAACTTAAGAGATACTGAAACTAGTGTAAATGTGCCAGTTCAAACTGCAGTTACACAAACTGGAACAAATAGACTTTATGTTGGTAAACCGAGCGCTGATAGTGATTACGTCAATGCAGATGAAATCGTAGTAAGTTCTTATTTTACTAGAGGCGACATTTATAAGAAAGTAGATGCGGCTGCAGTAAAACAAGCACTGAAAAATTTGCTCTTTACTAATAGGTTTGAAAAACCATTTCTACCAGGATTCGGTGGTAACCTAAGAGACGCTTTGTTTGATATGAATGATGAGATTACTGGCTACAATCTTAGAGAAAGAATTAAGAGCCAAATAGAGGCATATGAGCCAAGAGCAAGAATTAGCAAATTATTAGTAAGACCATTAATTGATACGAATGAATTATATATTTACCTAGAAGCTTTGGTAAGAAATGCTGGGTCTGAGACAGTAATAATAGAAACAACGGTTTCGAGGTTTAGATAACATGGCAACAACAATTAATTCAACAAGTTTAGATTTTGATCAAATTAAAAATAATCTAAAAACTTTTCTCAAAAATAAAGATGAGTTTAGAGATTATGATTTTGAAGCATCAGGATTATCAAACATTTTAGATGTATTAGCATATAATACACATTACAATGGACTTATAGCAAACTTTGCGCTCAATGAATCCTTTTTAAGTACTGCGCAGCTTAGACCAAGTGTTGTTTCTCATGCAGAATCTTTGGGTTATATACCAGATTCTAGAACTTCAGCTTCTGCGGTAGTCCAAATGTCAATTAATTTTGGCGCAGTGGCTAGCGTACAAAATCCAATTAATATCGCTGCAGGACACAAATTCACTGCAACTGTTAATGATATTACTTATACATTTCAAACTCAAGAGCAAATCACAGCATTAAATGATGGTAAAGGTTTTTATCAATTTAAAACACTAAATGATAATCCAAATATTACTGTTATTGAAGGTTCACAAAAAACTAAGACTTTTATTGTAGGTCCATATTCTGAAAACCCAACGTATATTATTCCTGATGCTAATTTAGATTTAACTACAGCAACTGTAACACTGTACACTTCTCCAAATTCGACAACTGGTATTACATATTCTAACATTTTAGATGTTCAAGAAATTAATTCTCAATCAAGAATTTTTATTATGAGAGAAACTCCAAATGGATTTTATGAATTGACATTTGGCGATGGAAATACACTAGGTGTTGTTCCAGATACTGGAAATAGAGTTGTTGTAAATTATCTTTCATCTTCTGGCGCTTTAGCAAATGGGTGTACGAATTTCGCATCAAGTACGGTCAATGTTACAATTGGTGCTGGTACAGTTACTAAAACTCCAATAGTTACAACCGTAAGTGGTTCAGTTGGTGGTTCAGCAAAAGAAAGTGTTGAATCTATTCGTAAAAATGCGCCATTCCAATATGCATCACAAAACAGAATGGTAACTGCAGAAGATTATAAATCACTCGCTCTTAGAAGATTTTCACAGGTTATATCAGACATTAACACTTGGGGTGGTGAAGATAACTTAGAACCAAGATATGGTTCTGTCTATTATTCAATTAAATTTAAAGATGGACTCAGCCCTACTACAATTGCTAATACTAAAAACTCTCTAAGAGATCTTGGTAAAAGTTTAGCAGTTTCTTCTTTTACTTCAGAGTTTTTAGATCCAGAAAATACATTTGTAGAACTAGATGTATATTGTCGATTTAATCCAAAATTAACTACAAAATCAGAAAATACTGTTAAATCAGAAGTAATTGATTCGATAAATGATTATTTCTCTGTAATAACTGATAAATTTAATCAAGCATTTAGAAGATCAAATCTTTTAACTCAAATTGATGCGACCGATGTTTCGGTTTTATCTAGTAGAGCAGATGTAAGAGTTGCAAAAAGATTTAAAATTGACTTAGGTTTAAGTAGAACATATAGTGAAAGACTTCCAATTATAATTTCTGATCCAGACGACGTAAATTATATAATTGATAGCAGTACATTTACTTTTAAAAATGCTTTATGTAAAATTAGAAATAAATTAAAAACTAATATACTACAGATTGTTAGAGTTTCTGATGGAGCTCCATTAAATACAAATGTTGGAAATTATGATACTAATGGAACAATTAGACTTGTTGGATTCGATCCAACATCAATTACGGGTGGACTTGGATTCGTAAAAGTTTCAGCCATACCATCTAACCAGAGCGTCGTTCCACTTGTTAGAAACGAAATTCTTCAATATGATCAACAGTCTTCATCTGTTAGAATAGTACAAACTACGGCAACTACATAATGTCCCATTTAGGATTAACAGATCGAAAAAGAAGAGATATTACTTTACAGACATTTAAAGTAAAGGATGTCTTACCCTCTTGGTGGCAAGAAGAGAATCCAAGAGCTGTCACTCTTTTAGAAAAATATTTTGAATGGTTAGCAGATAACGCTCCAGCAAATTTATTAGAGCATTTATTTGAAACTAAAGATTTACTTAGAGTAGATGACGATCTTTTACAATTCGTAGAAGATGAATTACTTTTAGGTCAATCATATTTTAATGGTTTTCCAGATAGAAGAACTGCTGCAATATTTGCTAATGTACTTTATAAAGTAAAAGGTAGTCGGTTTTCTATTCAACAATTTTTTAGAATGTTCTTAAATGAAGATCCTGATATCATTTATCCAAAAGATAATGTATTTAAATTAAAAAGTACAGTAAACGATTTTCAATATTATAATCTTTATTTAACTTTAAATAAAACAAGAAACTATCAATTTGGTTATCCAGATCTTTTAAGATCTCCAAGCACTACTCTATATATTATTGATAGTACTGAATTTGTAGTGAATGGTGTTACTTGTAAATTAAAAAATGAACTTGGATCTACAAATCTTCAAATTGTAAATTCAAGCAGTGGTGCAGTTGTTACGAGCAGTATTGGTGCATATGATCCACTAACTGGCGTTGTAACAATTAATGGATTAACCGCAACTAAAATTATAAGCGGTGATGAATTCATCCAAGTTATAGGCAGAAGAGTTTATAATTTGGATGAGTCTTTCATCGGGCCTGACTCAAAGAAATTTTTAACTGATGATAAGCTTTATCAAACTTATGCTATTTTAATTAAGAGTGGTGTTTCAAGGTCAGATTGGGAATCGATATATAAATTATTCGTACATCCAGCTGGAATGTATCTCGGTAGTCAGGTACAGATTGTAAGTGAATTTAATTTTCAATTTGATGATCAAACTCAACCGATACTTGAGCCTCCAAGACCAATTGTTTACGAAGCTGTTGCAACAGGAATACCGACAGGCTTCTTATCAGCTTCAGGTTATTTAACAGTTGACTCTGATGGATACCCATCAACCGGTCCTCTTGGAAATAGAATAAGAGTACACTTGGAGCCAATAAAA